CACCATCCTTGCGACTACCTTTAGTGGTAGTGCAAGGCCTCCGTGAGGAGGGTAACTTGCGGCGCTCTAAACAAGCAACGCGTTTGGTTACGTGGGAGAGACTCGCTGTCATTTAGACTAAGACAGGAATAGTATGTCCTACACCCGTACACTTAAAGAGACCGTCACAACCCCATTAGTGAGCATTAAAGGAGCCGCCATCAAAAATGGAGGCCTAACTTTCGTGTTTACTGGGACTAAGACTGGTTCTCGTGTGGAAGGGTGGAGGGAGTTGATAAAGAAGGGGCTACCCGCTTCTTCAACTTATCAGCTTGACATGACGAAACTTGTCAAGGGAAGGCCCGAATCGCACTTCGGTTCGATGCGGTCCCGTACCTGGCCCTATGAGACTTACACCTATACGACTGAAGGTTACCCAGCCATTCAATGGATGAGTAGCACAGTCAATCACTTGGGTGTTGCCTCAGTAAAGGCACGGTCGGTGGCGTTATCAAAGCTCTACAAGAAATTGGAGAGCGACCGCTCGGAGATGAACGCTTACGCGTCCATAGCTGAGTTCGGAGATGTTCTGCGACAATTTGGCAGACCTTTCGGCTCCTTAGTTGATGCATTCCTTAGGCACGAAAACCGTTTGATTTTTGAAAAGCGGCGCCTTGTTGGATCACCATCTTGGAAGAAGGAACAGTATGCTCGCATTGCTGCGAACACATGGCTCGAAACATCGTTTGGTCTATTACCTCTGATTTCTGATGCAGAGTCGTTAGCCAAATCTTTTGGTCGATGGGAATACGAGTTATCGGACAGTCCGAAGCTTCGTGACCGCATGCGAACTAGAGCCGAAGAATCCGCAAGTTCAGCAGCGGGGCCGTATCGCTGGAATGGTTATGAAATGTCCTTTGATGGAATTGTCAAAACCACTACAGTTGCACGTGCTCAATATGTTGTTGGACTTAGCGGTGAGGTTAGAGCTGATTTTGGCTCTAACGCGCGACTGTTGGAGATTCTTGGTTTTGAAGACAGGAATATTCCAATGGCTGTCTGGGAAGCTACTCCTTGGAGTTGGTTAGTAGATTATGGCACTAACGTGCAGCAAATCATGCAAGCCGCGGCAACGATCACATCTCGAGTTAAATGGATTGTGTTGTCTGAAACCCTTCAGACCACTGTTCATGCAGCTCCGATTGTGACACCGGGCCATAACAGTAACTCCTATGAGCTTCTCGACTTTCAGTCTGACTACCCTCTTAGGGTTGAAGACCGCGGAGTGAAGATGATCAGAACCACCCTTAACCGAACTCTGCCAAGTACTTTGGGGATGCCGCCTCTCTACTTCAAATCACCCTTGGGCGATATGAAGAAGATGGCTAATCTTCTGGCGCTTGCAGTAAGTAGGTCAAAGGATCGTACCACCTGGCTATCCTGAGCAACTGCTCAAAGCCTAATCCCATGAAAGGGCCCATTATGGCCTTCGTTCCTACGTCTCCTATTGCAGGAGCAACCCAAACCGGACTCACATCGCCTACCTATACCATCACGGCCGATCAGGCCCCAGATGCAAATGGAAAGCAGTATTATGTGTCCGCACTTGGAGGCACGCAAACGGGTGTAAATTCTCACTCGGTTGCTGCTCCTTTCACCATCTCGATGTTCAAGCCGAAGGTCCTCAAGACCCTTCAGCCTGTGAACCCGGTGACTGGAGTGCTGCGTAATGTGCCGATGAACCTGTACAAGGTGATCACCCGTAAGGGTGTTCTTCCACTGGCAGGCCAGTCGTTCAAAACCGGCCATATCACGTCGGAAATCGCCTGCCCTGCAGGTTCTGATTTCGCGGACGCGATCTCGTTGAGGGCCATGCTTTCCTGTCACATTGGTCTGCTCACGCAGCTCTCCAATGAAATGGGCAACTCGGTTACGACGGGGACCATCTAGGTCCTCTAACTCTTCAACGCAGGTTATATACCTGTGTTATGTTGAAGGATGTGATGATCGCAAACCTTGCGCGCATTGCATCTTGAGACGTGAAGAGCCTCAACAAACACACCGGAGTACACAGTGCGTAATTACGACAGTCTATTCAGTGATCTCCTTTCTGACCTCGGTCTTGAGACCGTGGATGCTGCGAACGGCTTTAACAGCGATTGCAGCGTTGACGATGTTTCTCGATTCGCATTGGCCAATAGCTTCTATAAGAAGCTATGTCCTGAAGGAAATAGTGATAGTGCGGACCTGGCTGCCTTAAATAAGTTTAGGGCTATCAATTCAGCACTTCCCACTGGTCCTTTTGACTTTATGGCCGCAAACGAGGCCGAGAGCTGTTTCTGGGACTACTTCAGAGATGAGGTGGCCTCAGTTACAGATCAACGCCCATTTGGTCAGAGCTTCGATCTGGATTTTATCCGAGAACACATGGATGTGGGGCCCGGCGCTGCCCAAAAGGCAGACGCTACTAGTGCAGTGACTAAGCTCCTAAGGGGGCCTATGTCATACACTAATCCCGATCTTGTCGACTTATATCGAGCCGCCCTTGCAGGGACCGGGATTTGGGCAGAGGCAGAGATGCTTCGGTTCAACTCCTATGGTTTTACCAAGGTCGAAGGTGGAAAAGTATTCTTTGCGCCAAAGAATCGTGAGATCTCGCGCACATGCTGCACCGAGCCTCTTCTGAATATGTTAATTCAGAAGGCCGTCGGTGCGTTCCTTGAGCAAGCCTTGGAAAAGTACTTTGATATCAATCTTAGTACCCAGCCAGAGCTCAATAGGGAACTCGCTCGTATTGGCAGTGTTGATCATGAGACCAGAAATGGTTTCTGTACGATCGACCTTGTTAGTGCGAGCGATTGCATGGCTCTATCTCTCATTGACCGTGTCATCGTCAACCCTGTACTTAAAAGGGCTATGATGGCGTCGCGATGTGAGCGTGCCGTCCTCCCGGACGGCTCGAAAGTAGAGCTCAACATGGTAAGCACTATGGGAAACGGTTTTACATTTCCTTTGCAAACCCTGTTGTTCGCGTGTGCGGTTAAGGCTTGTTACCAACTCATGGGGATACCCATGCGTTGTCGGGGCGCCAAGAACTTTGCAGTGTTCGGAGATGATATCGTTGTCCGTAAGGACGTTTACGAATTCCTTTCCAGAATGCTAGTGAAACTTGGTTTCTCGGTAAATGTACGTAAATCGTACAGTACAGGTCCTTTCCGTGAGAGCTGCGGGTGCGATTACTTCGCGGGCGTTAATGTCCGTGGGGTGTTTGTTACTTCGCTAGAATCTCCTCAGGAGGTTATCTCTGTTATCAACCGCCTTAACCGGTGGTCAGCGTTTCACAGCATAGAATTACCGCGCACTATGATTCGTCTAATGGCATGGGCTCCCAAAAGGATGCTTGTGCCGCCTTCTGAATCAGATGACGCGGGGATTCATGTGCCATTCAAGCTGACCAAACCGAAGCTTACGCCGACGTACTGGTTTAAATACCGGGCGTTTCGCAAAGTTTCGGCTAAAGTTGATATTGAAGAAGAGTCACCCTGTGAAGGGCTACTCGACTTTGAAGCGGGCTCAAGGCCAGCAATCACTAGTCTAGTTGATGGTGAGATTGGTTTAGGGTTCCTTTCAGGGACATACCGGCGACGTGATTTCTCGTTCACAACCGCTGCATCAAGTGTATGGTTTACTAATCATACCTCGATGGTCCAAGTCACAGTACGTGACCGGCCCGGTGCGAGAGCACGGTACAAAGTCGTTACGAAAGCCCTCCCTTATTGGGATTATCTTCCTCCTGCTACGATAGAGGGAGACCCCGATAGGGAGGGACCGTGGCGCCTCAGGGGAGACCCTGAGAGTTACAGTCGCTGGGAAGCGATTGTAACGACGGGCGTGGTCGGTAGACCGCGCCCGGGAGAAGTCTAAAGCAC